TAATAAAGACTTACTAACTGAAACCATTTTTGAAAGAATTGCACTATAATCCAAATTAATTTTCATTGATACTAAAAAAACTTTGAGCTAGTGGGCTAATGATTTTAATTTCATTAAAATTAACAAAAAGGAGTTTGAAAATCCGGCACATGACAAAGACTTTATTGACAATAGTCTAGACAAGCTAATTATTACGCTTGGAGCAGAAGGCGCCAAATGGAACGGAACTCAAGTATATCCACTTAACCCAACTGAAGTAAAGGATGTATCTGGTGCTGGCGATAGCTTTATTGCTGGATTAGCGGTTGAATACCTAAAAAGTAATGATATTATTCAAGCTATTCAATTTGCTAATGTCTGTGCAGGTATAGCAGTTTCACAAAAGGGCGTAGTTTCAGTAGAGTGTCCAGATAAATAATTAAAAATATCCATATATAATGGGAAAATTTGGTAAAAATAAACTACCTAAGTTCATGAATACAGCTGACAATAGAATGGGTTCAAACCCTCACATCCAAGAGGACAACCAGGATGATGAAATGCAACCAGTAATAGTATCTATGGCTGGCCACGGAGATGACCATGCAATGATTGTAATTAGAACTAAAAGTGGCGAAGAATTAGAGCTTAGATTTGACTATGACGGTAATGGTATGCTAACGGCAACTCACGATGATCATGAGTATTCTATTCCAGTAGAAATTGAAGTAGTATCTGACGAAGATCACGAAGAGGAAGAGGTGCACATGAGCCCAAGCGGTAGAATGACAAATATGAGCCCAGCGGACGATGATTATGAAATTAATTATGGAAGAGCTGAAGAAGTTGATGAAGCTGCTAAAAAACTTAGTGCTAAACAGAAAAAGTTTCTAGATAAAGACGGAAATGGCGAATTAAACAAAAAAGATTTTCTATTACTAAATAAAAATAAGAAAAAGGATACTGAAGGTAAAGTTGCTGAAACCTTTGAAGGTTTCGTAAATGAATGCTGGACTCCTATTGAAGAAAGTTACAATCTAGCAATGTCAGAAGAGGCAAAGCTCGCAATTAAAGCATTATGTGAAGACTTGTTAATTCAAGAAGCTCAAAGATGTGATGAAGATGCTGACCCAATGCATACTTACGAAAATTACTTAAACGAATGCGGTTCATATATGACAGAGTGTATGATGGAATCAGCAGCTAGTCTACCTATAACCGAATCTACTTCATATAGTTGTGATACTTGTGGAGAACGTGCAGAACATGAAGAAATTGACGAGAATCCTAATATGAAATGCTCTAATTGTGGACATCGTAATTGGAGTCCAGAACAATAATCTTAATTAGTTAAATTAATAAAAAAGCTCGAGTAATCGGGCTTTTTTTATTTAGTTTGGACCTGGAATAAATAACCATATGAAATACTTAAAGATATATGAACATTTTATAGAAGAAAAAACACTGCCGGGTGATAATATTCCTTCTGATGACTATGCAAAATCTGGAGCAGAAACCTATTGGCAGCTAGAAGATGGAACAATCGTACAGATTAATCAAATTATGAAGTTTTTAGATGATGAAAACATTCCAGTTGTTGAAATACCAACTGCAAAATTAAAACATCTATTAATCAAAGTAGAAAGAAATCCATCCAGAGTTGAGGCCGCTAACCTTGATTTTCCAATTATAGTATCTAAGTATAAAAATGAATATTATAGTATTTTAGATGGTCAACATAGATTAGTAAAATCTGTAAAAAACAAGATTAAAAAAATTAAATGTCGAGTTTTAGATTTAGAAAATTGCCCTGAAGAATTCAAAAAAGTATTTATTAGATAAATAACCATATGAATAGTTCAAAAATGTCATCTGGTGAAGTTACTGTTCCTGCAAGTTCGTTTAATCAACAAACTGACCGGAATATTCAACCGAGCCTAACTGGAATGAGCATTGGTGGAATACCAACTCACTGGTTATCAAGTCAACCTATTTCTAGACGTGATATGACAGCTAATACAACTCCACTTGGCTCAAATCCAAGAAGTTATAAGGTTATTAGATTTGAAGAATTCCATTCTGGTAAATACCAAGGTGATCCAGAAATTGATAAATAATAAAAAACAATTACTATGAGTAACAAAATTTTAAATTTCAAAGACTTTAAAACTGGTGGAAAACTTAGTGACCCAAAAACTGCAACTAGTGTAAAAGCAGCAGATCCAGTTAAAAAGGAAAAGTCAATAGACCAAGTAAAAAGAGCTGACTTAACTCACCCTAAGATTACTTTACCAGATTACACAAAAATATCTAAAAACCCTATTCAAGAGAGCTCTGCTGATACTCAAGCACAGATTGATGTAATTAATCAGACAAAAGTACTTAGGGATAAGGTGGCAGCTGCTGCAACTGAAGAAGAAAAGATTAAGTTATTGGCTCAAATCAAGCAAATTGAACTACAGGCTGAACAAAAGGCAAAGGCAGCTAAGGCTGTATAAAATTACTTAACTAAATGACTTTAGACGAATTAATATTAGATGTACAGAATGAATTGACATTTGCTAAAGCATTGCCGTATTCTATTCCTGAACAAGAGATTAAGCGTATTATTACAATTGCTGAAAGATATTTTTATGATAATTGGAAACACGCAGTTGAGCCAAGATATTTACTAATACCTAATACTGTATTTACAAATCCAGCATTTAAAGTTGACCGTTCAATTCAATTACCTGATTGTGTAGGATTTGTCCATAATGTAATCGAAGCAAAGGGTGGAGCATCATTGTTTGGAACAATGGATTTAGACTTTGCCGATAATAAATTTATTGGATCAGAAATGTTCTTAACTCCATTTATTGGAGAGTCAATCATGTATCGTACTGTTATATTTTCTTTTCTAGACCTAGTTAAAGGTTTTACAATTGATACATTTGCATATGACTATAATAAAAATACCAGAAAATTAGCAATTCTTGGAAGAACGCCAAAGGGTTCTCAAATGGTAGTTCATATTGCTAAAAAGATTCCAGCGGATGACCTATATAATGATGAAGTATTTCAAAGATACGTTAGAGCAAAAGCTAAATTAAGACTTGGTGATCTACTTACAACATTTGACTATAATTTACCAGGTGGAATAAAACCAAATTATGCAAATCTAGTAACCAAAGCTGAAGCTGAATTAACTGGAGTTATGGATATGATGAAAACTGAAAATACTGCCGACTTCTTGTATTTTGCAAGATGGTAATTAATATATGATTCAACCAGTAGGAATAGACCTTTATTTAAGAGCACCAGGCGATCCAAATTATCAAGAAGGGGTATTTGAATCAAATGACTCAATTGAAAATGCGCTTCAACAAGTACGGATGGTATTACTAACTCGCCCTGGAGAAGTATTAGGTGAAGATATTGGATTTAATGCTGAGAAATATCTTTTTGAATTTGAATTTTCAAGTCTTGCTCCTATGGAAAAAGATGCAAATGACCAAATTAATGAGTATGTACTTTTTTCTAAACCATATAAAATATCAGCTGAAGGATTTACAATGGAAGATATTGGCGATCCATATAAAGTTGGATTAGGCCTAGATATTAAAGTAGATGGTAAATCTGCATTTGCTACAATGTTTGATCTTTAATCCAAGTTTCAAAATCAATCTCAGGTTTCCAAGATAATATTAAATTGGCTCTATCAATATTAGCAAGACTAGCATGTGGTTCAAGCCTAAACCCAATTGATTCAGTTTTTCCTCCTAATATGGCCGCAATTTGATTAACGCTAAGAGATTTTCCCGAACCTATATTAATAACTGAGTGTAAAAATTTAGATGACATTGCTAAGAAGTTGGCTCGGGCAACGTCCTTAACATTGATAAAATCTCGGGTTTGATTACCGTTATTTACAATTGGTAATTTTTTACCAAGTTTAAAATTTTCCAAAAAGATTGGAATAACCGATCTGTATGAACTTTTTGGATTGGTTCTTTCCCCAAATACATTAAAATACCGTAAGCAAGTTGTAACTATTCCATAATTGTGCGAATATAGCTTACAGTATTGTTCACCAACTTGTTTACTTAAAGCATATGGTGAAATTGGATCGGGTTCAACTTGTTCAGAAGTTGGAGTGCTTACTGTATTTCCATATACTGAGCTTGATGAACTAAATACGAATTTTTTAACCTCAGCTAGTCTACACGCTTCAAGCATATTAACTGTACCAGTAATATTAACTTGATTATACGGCTTAGGATCCTCTAATGATCCCTGTACTGAGGTTAATGCGGCTAAATGGAATACACATTCAGAACCTTTAATGATGGTAGCAATCTTCTTGGGATCATCTGCAATATCATAGACTCTAAGATCAACTTTGCCCTTAGGTAAATTTGAACGTTTTCCACTAGACAAATCGTCTATTACAGTTACTGAATAACCTTCG